ATCATCATCTTGAAAAAAGTAAGAGTAATGCCGGACGTTATAATCACGATAATTTAATCGTTCTATGTCATTTCTGCCATTCAAAGATAGTTTTCGGGGATAACAATATCGTGGCAATCTATTCAATCCGGCGTGGTGAGGAATGGTTGGAAAAAATGAAACAATTAAAAAAAGTCAAAAAACAATACTATTCCAAAAAAGAATTAGAAGAAATCATAAAAAAATATGATTGATAAAGTAATTTTAGAAAGCCCGTGGCATCAAGATACGCCAAATAAAATCATTCAATTTTGTTTGCATTGCGGGGAGGTAATAAGCGAAAAAGAAAAGTATTGTTCTTTGTGTAAGACAAAAGCGTTAAGAGGGATAATGGATGCGGAAAATGCTAAAATTAACGAAAGGTTAAATATGTTAAGAGAAACGAAACAATGGATTTATGGATAAAGAATACACCCTTAAAATAATCGGCGAAGCCAACTTGCCCGAACCGCTTGAAAATGAAAAGGATTATCTTATTTCGGTTCACGGATCGGTGGTGAGCAAGACCGAAAAACCGAAATGGACGGGTAAAATGGAAGAGATTTTTAAGTTTAAAGTTCTGACCGCCGAAGTTTTAATGGATAGGGGCAGAACAATCAAAACGATTGATAAAACACGCCAAAGTCAGAAGATAAGAAGAATGATAGACAATTGGCGCAAAGATAATTATAGCGAGATTCCCGAAGAAGAATTTTATGTTTCGTTTACGAATAAAATCCTCGTTAATTTTGAAGAAATTGCAAGATTATTGGAAAAACTAAAATAAATATATGAAAAAAGAAATAAAACACAAACACAAATTCGAGCTTTCAAGAATTGAAACAATTCCCACGAATCAAGGTTCTGATGGCGCGAGCTTTTTCTATAAGAAAATCGCTTATATCATCTGTCCTGATTGCGGCGAAGTAAAACAACAAGATATATGAAATGGATACTACACATATTGTTCCATCTAGGTTGGTATGAAAAATCCTGTAAGTATTGTAATTGGCTAGAAAAATAATTTATAAATTTTAACCCAAGAATTAAAAGAGGAAAGGTCGAAAAATATAAATAAAATTATGGAAGAAAATTTAACACCAAGAAATTCACAATCGGCAGTTTCAAAAGAGAAGGAATGCAAGGAAGTTTCGGACATTATTTTTCGCATATTTTGCCTGACGGGAAAGAGATTTGTTTAGAAAGTTGTTTAGGGGGTTATTGTGTCGGAATTTATGATAAAAAGGGCGGTGAGTTAATTGGCGAAAAAATCTGCACGAAAATAGACGGAATGATGGAAAGTCAAATTGTTGCAGGTTTTAGTATTTTAAGTGGTGAAGCATTAGAAAAAGCCGTAAAAATAGCGAATGAAAAGCTGGAAATAGGTTAATGGCGGATTTGAAAGAGCCGAAGCCGATACCGCCTAAAGACACAAATTTTTATCTGAATTAGATATGAAAAAGATTATTGAAATAAGTTGGTAATAAAAAGGTCATCAATAAAAACAAAAATTAGAGAGAAATAGAATAAACCGTTAAATTATGCTATAATTAAAGACAATGAAATTCCTTAAATCCCTCTTTTTATTGATTTTGGTTTCGGTATTCGGCTTATTCATAATCTATCTTTTGAGTTTTCTATTCGCGCCCGAACCCGAAGTATTATTTATTCCAAGTTTAGAAATTCCTGAAATAGACGTTGATTATATACCCGATGAATGGTATGATTTGGAATGTCCGAAATGTTAAAAGCATATTTAATAACACTTAAGAACCTCCTTATCTTTTTGTTCGCCTGCAAATTCTTCGGTTATGGACACCGGTATTTAAGATACTGGCCCAAGGAAGCTGAATCTGATTCGTTTCAAGGGTATAGAAGATGCCAAAATTGTGGTAAAATAAAGAAAGAATAAAATGTTAAAATGATAAACATTAAAGCGACAATACCAAGAGGCGAGGCAAGAAGGTGCTACATAATGGAAGTGAACGGTTTTAAATTTGTGTTTGAGGTTGAAAATACCGATCAAGGAAATAAAGAACCAGTCCAAGTGCTTTATGATGAATTGAGGGTAATAATCGGAATGATTAAAAAGGATTTGGAAATAACGAAAGAATTACCAAATAAAGAGGAAAATTTAACATTAAAAGATATTTTGCCGCCGAATAATCAATAAAATTATGGACGAACGACAATATCAAGAAAAATTAGCGTTAGCGAAACATGGGGTGTTAAATTGGACGGAAATGCGCGAGTTAGAAAAAGAAATAAGTTTTAGGTTCAGACAGAGAACGCTTACTCTTAAAATAATGGAAATAGAGAATAGAATTAAAAATGCCTAAAGGAGACAGGATTTTGCCGAGAGAGGAATTGTTTTGTCAGTATTATGCGAATGGGGGAAGCGCAACTTTTGGTAACGCCAGAAAATCTTATTCATTAGCTTTTAATAAAGGAATAGATACTGATAAAAGAAAAAATGTGGTTGACCAATTAGCGTGGAGATTATTAAGTAAAGTTAAAATTATTGTCAGATGTAACGAATTATTGGATAAATTGATAAGTAATAAAGTTGCTGATAGAGAACTTGCTTTTACAATGGCGCAACGAGACAACTTACACGCAAAGGTCAGTGCGATAAGTGAGTATAATAAAGTCAGTGGAAGAATTACGGAAAAAATAAAACATTCGGGTGGAGTTCAATTATCGTGGAAGAAATAGAAATCCCCTATAGACCGCGTGAGTGGTTTCTACCGCTTCATGAGAATCAAAAGCGCTGGATAGTTATTGTCGCTCACCGGCGAAGCGGCAAAACAACAGCTGTTTTAAATCATCTGCAGAGAGATTGCATAAATACGCCTAATAGTTTATTCGGTTTTATCGCTCCGACTTATAAACAAGCCAAGGCCATCGGTTGGGATATGATTAAGCACTATTCTAATGTCATCCCGGGTATTGAATATAACGAAGTGGAACTGACGGTTAAATATCCGAATGGTTCAAAGTTAAGATTTTTCGGCGCTGATTCGCCTGATAGTTTAAGGGGATTGGGATTTTGGGGCGTTGTCTTTGACGAATACAGCCAGCAACCGAGCAATATCTTCAGCGAGATTATCCGGCCAGCTTTAGCCGACCATAACGGTTATGCCGTTTGGATAGGTACGCCAAAAGGAAAGAATGAATTTTATAATATGTTTGAATGGGCGAAAAAAGACCAGAATTCTTTGGCGATACTTTTAACGATTGACGATACGAAAATTTTATTTGCCGAAGAATTGGCGGACGCGCGGAAAGTAATGACGATAGACGAGTTTAATCAGGAGTTTTATTGTTCTTTTGAGGCGGCGGTTCAGGGCGCGATTTACATGCGAGAACTGGGTGAAGCGAAATTGCAAAAACGAATCGGCATTGTTCCCCACGACAGAATCTTAAAAGTCCATACGGTTTGGGATTTGGGGAAAGGCGCGAATATGGCAATAGGATTTTTCCAACGGTCTTTTAATCAGGTGCGATTGATTGATGTGTGGAACGGCGCGGAGAATGAGGCATTGCCACAGGCCATTGTCGTCATTCAAAGGAAGAATTATGTTTATGGAAAGCATTTTGCGCCTCACGACATTAAAGCGACCGATTTATCCACCGGAAAGACAAGAAAAGAAACGGCGCGATTGCTCGGTATTAACTTTGATGAAGTGCCGGACATAGGAATAGAAAACGGAATAAACGCCGCGAAATTGTTTTGGTCGCATTTGTGGATTGACGCGGTAAGGTGCACGCCGTTTTTAGATGCGATTTCTCAATATAGGCGCGAGTGGGATGAAAATAGGGGAATGTGGAAAGATAAACCTTATCATGATTTTTCTTCTCACTATGCCGATATGTTGCGATATGCGGCGATTGTTGAAGACAGAATGATAAATGACAATGAAATGAATTACAGCACCTACGAAAAAAAGCTGAGCGATTTTGATCCTTATCAATGAAAATAATTAACCCCGTTTCAAAAAGCCGTTCCATTAAATTCAGCGATCTACTTCGCGTCTTTTGGGATTCGCTTCGCATTAAATACGCAATGCTCGGCCGTTTTGAAAGTAAATATCCTTTTGCTTGTTCCATAAGCCATTGTCAAATGAGCGAGAAAGACCCATTAAGATTTTTTGTTGTTGATAAAGAGGGCGGCGAGGTAACAAAAGGGGGTGTTTTAAAGAAAGGTATTAGATTAAGCGAGTTCTTTGGCCGAAGAATTTTATTCTTTGTTTTTCCGGCAAGAGTAATAATCAATCCTGTAATCATTCAAACCAGCACTGAAGTTATATCCGGCAAAGAGGCGTGTATGAGTCTCGATTTTCAAAAACCGAGAAAACTAACGAGATTTGAAAGTGTTAAATTAAGATATTGGACTATCTGGGGCAAACAAGAGAAGTGGTTTCATTTGAATCGGGCAAGGATAATTCAGCACGAACTTGGACACTTTGACGGCATATCCATTGAAGATGTTTATAAACATAGAATTGAAAAAGCGAATATGCTATAATTAGCGGGATAAAAGATTTATCGCTGGAGGATGATTGCCAGACTTGAACAAGAAAACTTGGCTCCAGCGATAAGTTCTTTATTCAATATATCGTTCTAACTACTGGCAATTACATAGAGAACTGATTAAAAATTTAAAGAACTTAAAAGACAATTTGACAATTTAACGGTTTCATAAGCGAGTTTTCCGAAGAAAAAACTGACTTGCAAATGTTGTGCGTATAAATTTCCCGGCTCTGCATTTTCAAACCCCAGCAACCGGGTTGATTCAAAGGTTTTGAATCGCCACTGATAAAAAAGATTAAAACCCTTTGAATGCGCATAATAAGAGCATCCTGCTTCAGGAACAGGACACGAGAGAGTATCCCAAAAGAGTGGTCTCTGCTCTCTCTCATTGTTAATAAATAAGGTTTCTTTAAGCTTTGTCAGTCCTGACAAAGAGAGGGGTTTGTTTGGAAAATAAAATTATGGTATAATTATGTTAAACAGCATTAAGATTAAAAGTTATCGCGGCGCGCACATTTTAATTTTAAATAGTTGGCAGGAGTTTATAGTGATTGTTTTTTACAAAAATCAGTTTTATCACTTTTTAAGCGGAGCGGAAAAGAAGGGCGAATACACAAATGATGAATATCTTACCGTTATTGACACAATTACAAAAGATAGTCATAAATACATCGATGCAATTATTTTAAAAAGGTCGCTAAAATTCAAAATTAAACAATTATGGCAACAAATAAACAAACTGTTTATCGCAAAAGCGCGAAAGGGACGACACCCGATGGCGCGAAAACCCAATTAAAAAAGTCAAAATATCGGGGCGAGGGCGCAAATAAAGGAAATGCTCCGACTAAACAATCTGTCTATCGTTCATAAATTTATGGAACACGAAACAAAGGAACACATAATGGAAAAAAAAGGTAAAAAGATGGTGAAAAAGCCGATGGTATCCGAAAAGAGGATGATGATAAAGCCAAAAGAAATGGATAGAATAATTGGACAGAACAAACAAAGCGTATATCGCAGTTAAAATGCCTTTAACGAAGAAGGGAATTAAAATAAAGAGAGCAATGGTTGCTGAATACGGCAAAAAGAAAGGCGAACAGATTTTTTATGCTTCGGAGAATAAAGGAACTATTAAAGGGGTAAAGAAACAATTAATTTGATGCGTGGATTAAGAGAAAAATTATTGTGGATAATTCGTAAAGACCATGAAGAGGGAGACCGTGAAACGGCGGAAAATTATTTTAATTTAATAAAAACGGGCAAAGAGAATAAAAACGTTGAACTTTATGTAGTTGAAAAGCAAGGGAAAGGTGATATTGCCGCTTATTTGGAAGCGGTTTTTATTACTCCGCAAGATAAAATAAAAGCCGAAGAAAAAGGTTTTAAGAAACATGCGTCAAATTAGCGATAAAGTTAGACGAATAAGGGCGGCGCAAGCAAAATTGATTGCGAAGGATGAAGAAGAAAGAGCCGAACTTACGCCAAGCGAACGTTTTTATGAGCGTGTGTTGAGGCAGGTTCAAAGCGAATATACGGTTGGTTGGCGTTTTATGCAACCGAAAATTCAGGAATGGTTAAAGCGATTGAAACTTTATAACAATCAATTAAGAGATAAAGATAAAGTCGGCGACCCGCTTATTTATACAATCTTTCAATCGGTTTTTGCTTTTTTATGGAACGATCGGCTTGAAGTTGAATTTGGCGGCCGGGAAGAAGGCGATGATGATATGGCTGAAAACTTAAACGGTTTGGCGGTTTATGACTATGACGAAATGGATAAAGCTCAACACGACCACGATTGGAATTGGGACGCGATGGCTTTCGGTCGCGGATATTCTTATTTCAATGAATTTGACGTTGATTCCAAAACTCCGATTCCGCAGGTTTGGGATCCGCTTACTGTCATCCGCGATCCGGACGCGATAAGTGTTCATGGCGATAGATTGGGAAACGGGGCAATGAGTTTTCTCTATCGGGAAGTTTTGCTTTCAAAAGCCGAAATGAAAAAGAACCCGCAGTATTTTAACCTTGAACTTCTGCAGAAAGATAAAACCACGATTTCTTATTCCCCGCTTTTTCAAGCGATAATGGAACGAAATCTCGCTCAAAACAGACAAACCCAAGTGGCGCGGGCAAAGGATTCGGATATGTTGAAAGTATTGCAGGGATTCATGGTGATTGACGGAGAGAAACATATCGTTGAAATTGGCAATAATAATACTTTGCTTATCCGGCTTGAACCGCTTGAAGGTTCGTGGCCTTTAATTGACCGGTCGTTTTCGCCGATGGCTCATGATTGGGATGGCGTTTCAATCTTTGACATTTTGGAAGACAAGCAAAGATTTAGAGCGGCTCTTTTAAATGTCATCGGCGAATCGGCAAGAGCCGATGTTTACCCGATGCGTCTTTTTGATAAGACGAAAATTAGAAAAGAAATAGACAAAAATTACGGTTTCAATAAATGGATTCCGGTTGAGGGCCCGGTGGGCGATGCCGAACGGGCACTTTCAACCGGCGGTAGTATCGCTAAAGCCCAGTTTGTTTTGGATTTTTTGGATGTTTCTTCCCAAAGAGCAATGGCCGTGCCGGAGTTTCAGCAAGGTGCGATCAGTTCCGAAAAAAGAACTTTGGGCGAGCTTCAACTTGTGGCTTCAAAAGCCGAAGGTAGACATTCATTAAGCGCGAGGATATTCGGTTTAAGTGAAAAGAAATTTTGGAAACGATGGTATGAGATTTACGACCGGGATTTTTCTAAAGGTCTTGGTAAAAAATCAATTCGTTTAATGGGCGCTTTCGGCCCGAAATGGCGTGAGATTGGCAGGGATGAAATAATCGTCAGTCATCCTTTGGGGCCGGATATTAAAATTGAAAGTAAAATGATAAATGAAGCGGTTAAACAAAAAACCTATATCAATTTGAAAGATTATTACCAGTTTGCTTTCCAATATCCCGATACCGATAAACTTTACGGATTGCGAAAACTTGGTCGGTTATTCGCTCCGAAAGACGAGGTGGAGAGATTATTGCCTCTTTCAATTGATGAACGGCAGGCGCGGGAAGAAAACGAAAAATTGAACGAAAATGAATTACAACCGGTTTCACCCGAAGAAGACCATAATGTCCATTTGCGGGAACATGCCGGGGCGAAAGATACGCCCGCCTTGCGACAACACATAAAAGCCCACGAATACGCGCTGATGCAAAAAAGAATCCAGCCGGATTTATTTCCGATGCTCCCGTCTGAAATGGGAATGGCCGGCGAGAAAGGCGAATTGCCGAGTTTAGTTGAATCGCAACCACAAGTTCCAAGAACGCAATGAAAAATTCAATAACCTTAATAATTTGTTCAATTGTAATAATTATTTCTGTGATATTATCTA